AGGATCGTTGATTCTCGTAGAAGGCTCTCTGAACATCGATAAGTATGACGATAGGGACGGGAACAAGAAGACATTCACGAAAGTTGTAGTGAATAGATTCAATTTCATGGAAAAGAAGAACGCTTCCAGCAATCAAACCGATCGGCAATCAAACAACATAACAGAGGAAGATCCTGTATTCTTCGGTTCGGACGATGGCGGATCTGACGATATTCCGTTCTGAGGCATGAGATGATAGGTAGAAAATGCCCGAAATGCGGGAAAAAATACTTCAGCAGTGACGAAGGGGGAACATGGATATGCTCGTGTGGAAGACAGCTTACACCAGACCTAAACTCTTACGAACTCGTGAGGATTAACAATGAAATCACTAGAGAGATTCGCGCTGACGGAGAATTATACAAACGACGATCTGCTGTGGGTAATGAGAAACTATCAAAACATATGGTCGAGGATACTTGAGACGCAGGTTACCCTTTCGTTCAAAGATGGAGAGATAGATTTTGAGACTCCACCTAAAACAATAAACTATTCAAAAGACACATTGCGAGGCTGCATACAAACAAAGCGCACGGCAGACGGAGAGAAAGCGGTGTATGTAATAGCCGCCATGAAGCTGGACGCAATGATGAAATCACTCTCTCCGAGTCAGAGAGAGGTTATATTCTGGCGATTGATTGACCGATCTTATACTGTTGTTAGAAATCAGAAGAGGTATGCAAGTACGAGGGAGCTGGCAGAAATGTTAAGTATCCCGAACTCTACATTTCGTGATCGCCTAATAAGCGCATGGGAAAAGCTTGGTGGTGAATGGGAAATGCTGAGGGATTATATTCAATATGTGATTGAAAACAACAGTTAGAAACAATGTGAAAATTCATATTGACTTTCCGCACAAATATGCAGTATAATTGCTATGATTGCGAAAGCCATGCAGGAGCTAACTGCTCCTGTATTTTTTTGCATCTTATATCACCCCCATAGGGCAGGGCCGACCACCCTGCCCTTTACTTTGAGGTGGGAGTCTTGTCGAAGAAGCGTGTGTCGTTCTCAATTCCAGTACCTCCAAGTGAAAATCATTGCTTCTTTACTTCGGGCCATAGGCGAATACTAACAAAAGAGGCAAAAGATTTCATGATGGAGGCTGCGCTAAAAGCTAAAGTCGCTTCGAGAAATGCAAACTGGAAAATCGTTAATGGAAGGAAAGTCGTTTTGCTTCTCTATTTCTTCTTTCCGAGCAAGCGAAAGAAGGATACTCACAACACATTGAAGGTTCTCATGGATAGCCTTGAGGGAATTTTGTACGAAGACGATTACTGGGCTTTGCCAAGAATAATGGACTTCGATATTGACAAGGACAATCCGAGGCTTGAGATAGTTGCATATCTGAAATGAAAACTCCATACACGATAGAGAATCAAGCATTTACAAACAAGGCTCATATGACAGCAAGGAAGTGTATATACCCTCGCATATTCCGAAACAGGCATATAGAGTATCAGGATACCATTCTAGGTTCTGGAGAGGCAGAAACTATCCTCGATGGGAAGTTTGCGATAGACAGGATAATACACGTTCCTACTTCTGATATGAAGGCGAAGATAAAGCTGACCGTACAAGAGAGGTTCAGAAAACCAATTCATGCATCGTTCAGAGATATTTCAATAACAGAATGGAATCACGCTTCTGGAAGCGAAGGAGAGCTTTATAAACTCCATGCTAATCTCTTCCTTTATGGTTACTATGATGAAGAAAACGATACTTTCATAGAAGCGATTCTAATAAACGTTCCGATGCTTCTCGCTAGAATGGCGACATCTACAATAAAGTATTCGATTCACTATATGAAAGACAAACAGCAGGACATTATAAATATAGGCTTTGATGAACTCAAGCGAACGGGCTGTGTGATGTATGCCAGTAAGAACGCAAGACCGTAAAACCTCTTTGTTTAGGTTTCCGGAGCTGCCTGACTAGCAGCTCCGGCTTTTTTGGAGGACTCATGAAAAGAGGCGGATTAAAGCCGATAAAAGATAGAGAAATGATAGTTGAACGAGACAACCACAGATGCAGGAAGTGCGGAAGAAGGGCTGACAGTGGCCACGTTCATCATCTTTATGGAAGGGTAAGAGTGCCAGCATGGATGAAGATTCCTGATGATGACCCAGACCACGAAGTGAACCTTGTCTATCTCTGCGCAGAGTGCCATTGGAAGGTACATAACGTGCCGCCAGACGACGAATCGCAGAGAGAGATGAAGGAATGGCGCGATGAAATGGCTAGAATGAACGTCAGGGGGATTAAACGTGAAAATCGTGCAAAGGAAACTTTCGGAGGTTAAGTTAGCTCCTTACAATCCTAGAAAGATCGACAAAGATGAGAAGGAGAAACTCAGGAGAAGCCTAGTCGAGTTCGGATATGTTGACCCGATCATATACAACAAGAGAAATATGTTCGTGATCGGCGGGAACCAAAGGCTGACTGTTTTGAGAGAGCTTGCTAAGGAAGACCCCGACAGATGGGACACTAAATACGACATGGTGGAAGAGGATCTTGACGACGACAAGGAAAAGGCCCTCAACATAGCTCTCAACAAAATCTCCGGAGAATGGGATATACAGAAGTTGAAAGAGCTTTTGATTGAAATAGACACCGGCGCGTTCGATATAGAGATTACAGGATTCTCGCTGGACGAGATAGCGAGTTACATGGACTACTTCACAGAAACATCTGAAGACGACTTCGACGCTGAAAAAGCTGAAAAGGAAATAGAAGAGCCTAAGACAAAGAGAGGGGACGTTTATGTCCTCGGCAATCACAGGCTCATGTGCGGAGACAGCACAAACAGGGAAGACGTTAAAACACTCCTAGACGGCAGCAAGGCCAACATGATATTCACAGACCCTCCGTATAACGTAGCATATGTGAATACAAAAAATAAGAAATACACTTCGCACCAGTCTGGGAAGCACAAGGCGATCATAAACGACGAGATGAGCGAGGAAGACTGGATAAAGTTCAACAAAAACCTCGCAGGTATAATGGCTGACTCCTGCAGCGGAGACATATACGTTTGGGGTGCGCCGGGGCCTGATGGCATGAGGCAGAGGCTGGCTTTCATAGAAAGCGGATTGCACTGGTCTGCAACGATAGTCTGGAAGAAGAACGCCTTCGTTATGTCTCGAGGCAATTACCAGAGAATGTACGAACCGTGCTTCTACGGCTGGAAAGACAAATCGAGTTTTACTGCCGGAAGAGACAAAACGGAGGTGTGGGAAGTCAAGCGTCCCACAAGATCGGAACTTCACCCGACGATGAAGCCGGTAGAGCTATGCGGAATAGGGATAGCGAACAGCTCTCACGTAGGAGACAGCGTACTTGACCTGTTCGGAGGTTCTGGATCTACATTGATAGCCTGTGAACAGCTCGGAAGAAAGTGTCTGATGATGGAGATAAGCGAGCGGTATTGCGACGTGATTATAAAGCGATGGGAAGAGTTCACTGGCAAACAGGTGAGGTGATAAATATGCCGAGACAATACAACTCAAGGAATTACAAGCTGCACGAACAGACGATCGTAGAGGCAGAAAAGCTGGCGAGGTCTGGCATGACGCGAGAACATACGGCCAGAGCTTTGGGGATCGCTCCCTCTACTTACAGCAGGTGGCTCGAGATAGGGGAAAACGCGGAAAGCGAAGAAAAGCTGGAAAGAAAACTTTACGATAGAGTCCTCAAAGCCGAAGGGGAAGCGATAGCCAGAAACGTAGCTCTCGTACAGAAAGCCGCGCAAGACGGTAACTGGCAAGCGGCGGCTTGGTGGCTTGAAAGACGCTATCCGAACGATTATGCGAGAAAGGAACGAATAGATATACAGGAGAGGAAGAATGTCAAATACGTCGCAGAGTTCGCGGGCAGGCCACCGAAAGAAGAATAAGGGCGGAAGGCCGAAGGGTGCTGTAAACAAATACAGGGAAAAGGAATTTATAAAGCTGTACAGTCCTCACCCTGCTCAATGGAAGATACACAAATCAGATAAGAGATTCAAAATAGTGGCTTGCGGACGAAGGTTCGGCAAGACCCTCATGGCCGCGAACGAAACGACTAAGTACGCATACGAACACCCGAAAGAACTCACATGGTGGGTAGCTCCCGTTTACAGTCAGGCCGCTATCGGATTCAAGATGATAAAGAACAGCTTCCCCGATCTCATAAAAAATGCCAACAGCGCACAGTTGAAGATAACGCTGAACAACGGCGCACTCATAGAGTTCAGGTCTGCTGAAAGGCCGGACAACCTTCGCGGTGAAGGACTCGGGTGGGCAACAATAGACGAGGCCGCCTTCATGTCGGAGGAAGCGTGGTATGAGGCGTTGCGCCCTGCATTGTCGGACAGGAAGGGACAGCTTCTCGCAATAGGAACTCCGAAGGGTAAAAACTGGTTCTATCGTCTGTGGGTGAACGGTCAGGACAGGGAGCAGAAAGACTATGAGTCTTGGCAAATGTCAACTTACCACAATCCATATATAGACCCTGCCGAGCTAGATTCTCTAAAGGCAAATCTTCCAGAAAGAGTGTTCAGGCAGGAAATACTCGCGGAGTTCATAGATGATACTGGCGGTGTCTTCAGGTGCATAGAAGAGAACATCAGGCCCTACCAGCTCCCGACCACGGCTGAGGGTCTTGTTACTCTAGGCGTTGACCTCGCAAAGTACGAAGACTTTACCGTGCTGATAGGGATAGACGGCGTTGGAAAGGTGGTCTATTTCGACAGGTTCAACCAGATAGATTGGGCGTTGCAGAAACGAAGGATTATAGAGGCGGCCCGAAGCATGGCCGCGAAGGTAGTGATCGACTCGACTGGAATAGGAGATCCCATATTTGAGGATCTGTCTAGGGAGATATGGGTGGAGGGCGTGAAGTTCACGTCCTCTTCGAAGACAAACATCATAAACAACCTCGCCATGCGCATAGAGCAGAACGATATAACATACCCGAACATTCCTGAAATGATTAACGAATTGAAGCTCTATCAATACGACTTGACACCGACAGGAAAACTTAAAATGTCAGCTCCTGCCGGAAAGCATGACGACTGCGTGATTGCGCTGGCATTGGCAGCGTGGGGGAACTCCTCAGAAGGTGAGCCTTCGGTACGTCTTTTATAGGAGTTGAGATATGAACATACTTCAAAAAATAGCGAGCGGCTTTCGCAAATCTTTTTCGATGCAAGGCTGGCAACCGCTTTACGACTCTATAACTACCGATGAAGAGTTCGCTCGAAGGCCGTTGAAAGCGAATGAAAAAGTCTCATGGGTGTATGCGTGCGTGAAGTTCCTCTCGTCGAGTATAGTATCGGCAAATCTGAGGTTGTACAGGGTTCAATCTGACGGTACGTGGGACGAGATAGTCAGCGATCCTGTTCTCGATGTGTTAAACAGCCCTAACCTGTATATGTCGAGAACGGAGATGTTCTTCCTCGTAGGCTCGTTCTTAGAGCTTACGGGCGAGGCGACGCTGTTGAAGATAAAAGATATGTTCGGTAGAACGGTCGGCCTCCATCCTCTGAATCCTCTCAGTATGGAGCTTAAACTTGAAGGCGGCTGGCCGAGCAAGTGGATATACAGGTCTTTCAAGTTGAACCAGCCATATGAAACTGAATACGATTATTCAGATATTCTGCAGATCAAATACCCAAATCCGAGCAACGTATTCAGAGGGCTTTCACCTATCTCGGCAATAGCCGACGCTACCGGCACAGCTTATTACGTCGATAAGTGGCAGAAGAACTTCTTCAGAAACTCCGCCGTCCCTTCGGCTGTTATTCAGGCTGAAAGAACGCTGTCAGATGCGCAGTTCAAAAGATTGAAAGCTGAGATCGACGAGAAATACCGCGGCGTTTCAAACGCGCACAAGGTGATGCTCTTCGAGAACAAACTTGAGTTCAAGCCGATAACCATGCCGATGAGGGATATGCAGCTTCTCGAGCTTAAACAATTCAACAGGCAGGAGATAGCCGCGATATACGGCGTTCCGCTGGCGAAGCTCGGAATAGTAGAGGACGTTAACAGGGCGAGCGCGGAGCAGCTCGACTACACTTACGCGAAGGACACGCTGACTCCGAAGCTGACACTTATAGCGGAGACGCTCACGAAATCCCTTCTCAGGGACAACGGGATAAAAGACAAAGTTCTTTTCTACGACAGCGTTATTCCAAAGAACCAGATGATCGAGACTGCGAAGAACACTCAGTACCTAGACCGCGGCGTTTTGACGATAAACGAAGTGAGGGACGAGTTGGGATTGCAGCCAGTACCGTGGGGAGATGAACCGTTCAAGAAAGCCGAGGAAGGAGAAAAACCGAAAGAAGATGGAAAGAAGGTGATGGCTTGAATATCGAAGTGGTGAGACAACAGATAGATCATCTCTTCGGAGACAGGAACGCTGAAGTTGTTTCCGAGGGAAAGTCGTTCTCTGTTTTATCTTTTGGAACGGCGATAAAGTTTGCCGTAGCGGACGAGGAGGCTCTCGAGGCGAAAGACTTGAAAGACCTCATAGGTAAAGAAGTAACCATCGAAAGAGTAATAAGCGACATGGAATCGGAAGTAGAGAAAGCGGACGGCGAAGAGAGAACGCTCAGAATGGTCGGCTCTACTGGTTCTGAGGACAGGCTCGGGGACATCATAGACGTGAAGGGCTGGAAGCTGGCCAACTACAAGAAGAATCCAGTCATTCTCTTCGGCCACAATTCGTGGATTCCTGCGGTCGCGAGGGCTAAGGAAGTCAAAAGGGAAGACGACAAACTAACCTTCCTTATAGAGTTCCCTCCCGAGGGAGTGAGCGATCTTTCCGACAAGCTGTTCAACCTCTACAAGCTCAAGATAATGAGAGCTTCTTCTGTCGGGTTCATGCCCCTTAAGTACGAATGGATAGAGGACGATAAAGGCCATCTCAAGGGCATACACTTCATGGAACAGGAACTGCTTGAACTGTCGCTCGTTACCGTACCTGCCCACCCTGAAGCGTTGGCAATGAGCCTGTA